TCTTTTTGCCAGTGTGTCATAGTTATTAATTTAATTTAGTTGCGGAGGATGGAGTCGAACCACCGACCTCGAGGTTATGAGCCTCGCGAGCTACCAACTGCTCTACTCCGCCTTGTTAGTTATGTACTTATAATCTATTTGAAACATACCTGAAGGTGCATATTTATTATATAAATCTACTAATTCTTTAGTCCAACCACCTTGTTTTTCTACTTTATCATATAGTACATCACGCTGATGCCTGCCATTTTCATATGCTCTATTGTCATCACTCATCATATAAGTGTGATCATGATACTTAAACATTTGCTTAAGTGTTAAGTCTTTGAAGTATACTGGTTTATTCGACATAGCTAATTCCATTTATAGTTATATATTTTTTCCACTCTTTTGCATAAGGTATTCTCTCATGCATAACACCATCAACTAGTACGTGAGTGGGTACGCCATGTACATTGTGGTTTATATATTTTATCTTTTTCATATTATTATAATCGTACTTTATTCGTATTTATATTGTAATTACAGTGTACCATAGTGTACATCAGTGTATTCTTCGACAGTTATATACTTACCTAGCTCGTTAGAGTAGATCATACCATCTATTACATGCTCGTCGCTAAACGACCATAGTTTCTCGTGTTTAAATTTTCTCATAGTTATTAATTATTAGTCATTTCTGCGTGCTCATTATGAGTCACTTCTTGTTGTGATTCACCACATGGACAAAATATCCATAGTGATACATATAATAGATAGAATATTAGTGCTACAAACAAAAAATCTACTATTATTTTTCTAAATTCTTTCATTTCCTTGCTATTTTTATATAGTAGTAATATAATACTACTAAGATTACTATCATTATTAACTCTTTCATATTAATATATTCCGAAGTTTGCTACAGCACCATTTACAGTGATGTGATATATTACACCTAATATTCCAGTGAAAGCTAATGTTCCAAGTGCAGTACAAACAGCATCCATAAAAATATCGAATGGATGAGTATTAGTTACATAGTTGTACACTTTATTGCGTACGAATTTAATTTTAATCATAGTTATTTATTTATTTATTTATTTTGTGTGTTTCTATTATACCAAGAACATCTTCTCTTGTTAGTTTACCTTCCATTTGTAGCAATATTGCCCAAGTGAAATCATTATTATATTTATCAGTGTACATCATAGTTCATTAATTATTTCTTGCTCATTATTGTACCTTACTATTAAGTTACCAATTTCATTATTCATATCAAGTTGAGCGATGTCAATTGAGTTAGTTACTTTACCGCATGGTAATTCTACCATATTATATTCTCTGTTTATTATTTTTATAAATTTCATAGTTGACATGGTGAGAATCGAACTCACAGTAAAACTAACCGTTATGTCAAGTGATAGACTCAACTTTGTTTTTGGTGGAGAGAGTCGTCGACGCC